CCTTGCCACCGGCCAAAAAGGTGCCGAGCAACTCGATGTCGGCCCAGACCGCCTCGAAGCTGCCCATGACCGCCTTGGCCATCTGGATCACACCGCGCAGCGCATCGATCACGATCGCAATGCCGTAAGCCGTGTCCTGCGCCCAGGTCTTGAGCGTTCCATCGTCGCGCAGCTTGACCATGGCATCGGCCGTGTTGTGCGTGCCCAGCATTACGGCCTTGAGCTCGCCCACCAGTTCTTCAAGGGCCGGGAGCGCCGCCGTCACGATGGTCTGGGCCACGAAGTTGTGCTCGGCCCGCATCCGGCCCATGGCCTTGGAGGCTTTCTCAGCCGACTCGATCTCGGACTCTGTGAGCCGGATGTTCAGATCCTGGTTGGCGGCCAGGTCCTTGAGGAATGGCAGCAAGCCTGCACCGGACTTGCCGAACAGTTCGAGCGCAATGGCTGTCTTGCCTGCCCCGTCCTCGAAATTCGAGAGCTTGAGAGCAATGTCATTCATGACCTCGGCAGGATCGCGCAGGTTGCCACCCGCATCCTTGGCCTTGATACCCAGAAACTGCAGGGCCTGCGAAGCCCCTTTGGTCTCATCGTCCACACCGGCCAGCCCTTTTGAGAGCTTGGTCAGACCCACCCCGATCTGCTCCATGGCCACACCTGAAATGGTGGCCACCGGTGCAAAACCGGACAGCGCCGTGGCGCTCGCCCCGGTCTGCTCGGCAAGATCCTGCAGAGCAGCCACCGTTTCCAGCGTGTGCATGACCAGCTCTTTGAGCGCCCCCACCGATTCCACGCCAATGGCGATGGCAAAGGTGGTCTTGGCGACTTCAGCTACCTTCTCCAAAGAACCACGCATGGATTCAGCGTGACGTTCCAACAGCAGCGCACTCTTGCCCAAATCCTCCCGGAAATCGGCCGTTTCCGCTGCGAGTTTGATCACCAGGGAGCCGATATCAGCCATGCTTCATCACCTTATGCACGAACTTTGTGCGCGAACATGGCCTTGAATCGGGCCACATTGAGCTGGGTTTCATCTTGGGGTTGGGTCGCCTTGGGCTTGTCAAGGAAAGGCATGAAGTCCTCAGGCCTGAATGGCCCGGCATCCTTGGCCCGGTGGGCATTGGCAAACGTGGAGGCCACCACACCGCTCCTGTAATCGGCCCGGTAGTCCCCAAAGGGCTCGAGCTGGTAGTACGCCATCCACTCGGTCAGCTCGTCCGAGCCCATCGATGCGAGCATCTCGCGCACCGGCAGGCCCAAAGCCAGTGCCAGCCGGAACACAAAGCGCCGCGAGGGATGGGCGATCAGTCGTTTTTTGCGGCGTCCACCTGATCGGCGCCAATGCCGTTAAGACGCTGAGACACAGCAAATACCCGGTCCAGTGCCTTGGCACTCTTGCCTCCCAGGGCTGTGATGTCTCCATCGCTGAAGAGGCGGTTGCCCGTCTCATCGTACAGGGTCAGGGACACCAGGCGGGCACGGACGTTCTCCAGGCGGCCTTCCTTGCCAATCAAGCTCGCTTCGAAGGCATCGCGGTCGGTACCGGTCATGGTGCGCACCAGCACCTCGCCGCCCCACTCCGGGACTTGGACAGTTTCACGGGGCAGATCGTCGCTCTGCAGGATTTGTTCACGGGTCAACATGTGGTGTCTCTCTTTAAGCTTCGGTGATGTCGCCATCGATTTCAATGGTCACGGAGGCCTGCACAACTGCATCCACACCGCCTTGCACGCTGAAGTGCGTGACATATCCGTAGAAGGTCCAGGTGGCAGGGTTGGTGTCTGTGAAAGTGATCTTGAACTGGCGACGCACGCGGTTGGCGCGGTCGGTTCTGAGGCCCTGGTGCACCAGATCGTCGGGGTTGTAGTGCAGGGTCAGGGACAGCTGCCCCTCGTCTCGCAGGCCCACGCGCTTTTCCTTGGCAGTGGAGGCCAGATTGGTGACATCGATCACGGCGGCCTGCCCGCCAGGCCCCTGAAACGAGACCACGTTCGGGATGGTTTCAAAGGCGGTGGTGCCAAACCGGGCAATGGCAATGCCCTGCGCGGTGATTGCGGTACTGCTCATACATGCGCTCCTTGTTTCACGGTGAACCCACCGGCCGGTGGTAGGTGTAGTCCACGCTCACCCGGTACAGCCGGGCCTGATCTTCAAATTCGGACAGCCCCATACGCACATCTGCGACGGTGCTCTTGTCAGCCAAAAGCGCAGCCAGGACTTGGTCTTGCAGGTGCAAGGCTTCCTGGTACGTTCTGGCATAGGTGTCGACCTGCACGCGCACGCGCTGCAAGCCATGCGGCCCATCGATGCCGAAGATGTGCTCTTGCACGATGGGCGTGTAGACGATGGCCGGGTACTGAGTGTTTTCTGCAGCGACAAGCGCGTAGACCTCACCACCAGCCAGATCCTTGATGGCATCAAAGAAGTCCTGCACGGCTATTTCCTGTAGAGGTTCTTGGCTTCCTGCTCAATACGCTCACTCAGCCGGTCCTTCATGGCCTGCGCCGCTTCGCGCCGCTTGGCTTCCAGGGCTGGCCGCAGGAATGGCTGCGCGCGCATCTTGCGAGTGCCAAACTCCACGAAGCGCCAGTACCAGGCATCCTGAGACAGGTTGCCCTTCTTACCCTGCTTGCGGAACTTCTTGCCGTGGCGCACCGTCACGAAGAAGGTCTGGCGCGTGAGGCTGGAGAGTTCAGGGATCTGTTTCATGATCACCGAGCGCTTGAGCGTTCCGGGTGGCGGCTGGTTGGGTCCAAGAACTTCGGCCGCCTTGGGCGCCCGCATACGGGCCTCGTCGCGGATGACCTTCGCTCCGGCATAGACCGAGACGCGCAGGCCGTTCTTCGCCACCCGGTCGGGCAATTCGCGCAGGGCTTTGGCCAATTCAGCCAGGCCCTCGACCTTGAACCGTTCATGTTTAGCCATCGTCCAGCCCCTCGCTGGCCAAAAGGATGACCAAGACGCGTTTCTCGTCCTCATTCAGGGCCGAATGGATGTTGAAAATCCGGGACCTGTAAAGCACCCGGTACTGGGCCACCTGTTGTGGGTTGTCAAAGATGCCTTGGTAGCGCACCATGATCTGGTGCGTGAGTTCGGCCGAGATGCGACTGGCGATCACGGCTTCACGGCCGGACAGGGGCTGGATATCGGCCCACACGGTGGCCACAACAATCCATGTACGGCTGGGGGCGCCCAAGCAGTCTTTGACCGTACTGGGGCGCTGAATCTTGATGCGGCGAGCTAGCGTTCCAGCTCCGATCGGGTTCATATCAGGGGTACCTTGTAGGGATCGAGCAGGCCGTCAATGAACGGCAAGGGGTCAATACGCCCTCGCGTCATCGATGCCACCTCCTCGCGGTGTACATACAGAGAGCCCACGCGCAGCTTGATCCAGGTCTTGATGCCTTCGGGCACTGCCGAGGCACTGCCATACCCTGCATCAAAGATCACGCTCACAGCCCCGATCTGAGGCAGGGCAATTGGCCAGATCTGCCCGAACACCGGGGTGATGCGAGCGGGCTCGCAGGCGTTGTCGACGGTGTAGTTGGCTGCTGGCATGGTCTGCCAGGCGCCCGCCATATCGAGATAGCGGATTTCCACGACCGACGCCACGGGCGACTTGGGCAGCAAAACAGCATGCCCGGGCAGCGTGAAGGTCTGACCTGCGGGCACCCCCATCAGGCTGGGTCCGGGGAAGCTGTCGAGCACCATCCGCCAGCGCGCCGCCATCAACTGACGGTTGGTCAAGGTCTCGGCCGCCTGACGGGCCGCCGAGATCAGGACCTGGATCAGGCTGTCGTCATCATCGAAGTCCACCCGCAGGTGGAGCTTGGCCTCGGCAAGCGAGATGGGCTCCCCTGCGGGCGGAGTCATCAACTGCATGGGCATGTGATTGCTCCACCCTCAGACTCAGACCACCTGCGCGACCGCAGCCTGGTTGCTGGCATCCCCCGGCGCAAAGCGGGGGTTGAAGCCAAGCAACTGCGCCGCCGTGAGGCTGGCCGCAACAGCCACCGTCAGCGACAGGCGCACAAAGGCGTAGCCGTTGGTGACATCCAGATCGTCGGGGCGCAAGTTGATCAGGGCCTGCTTGTTGTCACCTGTGGCCTTGACGATCTGGGTGAGGGCTTTGCCCGTCACGTCCTTGGCACCCGTGCCAGAAGCGTCGGTGGCCTGCTGCAGCTTCGCATCCAACGTGGCACCGGTGCCAAGAACGCCGCTTTGCACGAGCGCCAGCAGGGTGTGGTGGTTGCCCGCCGAAATCCAGCCGGTGGTGACAGTGCCCACAGCCTGGCTGGCGGGATCGATGGTGGCCAGAACCGAGAACAGTTCGCTGCCTTTTGCATTGGGAAACATCAGAGTTCTCCTTCAGATTGCGGGGACGATCAACGTGCGCCCAGTTGGACAAAGGGCGACATGGTCGTGCTGCCCTTGGCGGGGGAGATCGGCGCAGCGATCTTGGATTGGCCGTCCATGCGGAACGTGGTGCGGAAAGCCGTGAGGTCCGCATCGAAGTACAGGTGCATGGAGGTGGCCGTTTGCATGCCACCGGCCTTGGTGATGGTCTGGTAGTACGACAGATCGGCCAGCAGCACGTCACCCACAGAAGAGAAGGTGTTGGCGTGTTGTGAGACGAAGACCGGACGACCCAGCAACGTGCCGTAGGGCGAGACCTGAATGCCACCCGGGTTCATGCCCGTGGGCAGGTAGATCGGGTAGTTGCCCAGCGTCAGAGTGAAGAGCGCTGGCAGCACGTCGTTGTTGACGATCCAGACGGCCTTACCAAACGAGCCCGGCGGCAGGCGCGAGATCATCTTGGCCAAGTTCTGCGCCAGCAGGGTCTGCGTGGTCTGTCCCGATTCTTTGGCCACCGTCACCGTGGTTGCGTTCGTCATGCAGCCCACTGGCAGGCCCGTGCCAGAGCCGAACAGGATCGACTCGTTGGTTTTCCAGCGAATGGAGCTGGCGATCTTGTCAGGCAGGTAGGTGGACAGCGCATTGGTGTCGTCCAGCAGCTCATCGGTCACCGGCACCAGGGCCATGAGCTTTTTGAGGCGCAGAGTCGAAAGACCCAGCACCGGCTTGGTACCCACGGCCGATGCGGCTTCACCTTGCCAGTAGGCTCGGATGCCGTTGGTGCCCCAGGGCGTGGTCTCGTCCTTGGGAAAGGCCATGGTGTTGCCCGTGATCTCGACGTTGTCCGTCATGGGCAGCAGGGAATCCTCACCCAACGAGAGCTGGAAGATTTCCTGAGCGAACTGGGGAGGCACGAGGAAACCGCCGTCCTGGGCTGCCCCTTCGTTGCCAAACGAGGCAGGAGCCACAGCACTGCGATTCATGCCAATCAGCAGACGGTCATCGATCGAGGAACCAGGGTTTTGCGCCTGACGCACGGTCTTGAGGAAGTCACCCACACTTTTGAAGCCGTGCTTGGGGTCGGCTTCGAGGTTGTCGGTAACGGAAATCACCGTGGCCATCTGGCCATGGGAGATAGTTGAATGAGCCGAGTGGGCGACATTGGCCATGTGCGCCTCTTCGGCGATCAGGCCAGCCTCGCGGTCAATGGCAGCCGATGCCGCCTCGATCTTGGCCTTGAGGGCGTTGAAGGCGGCCAGCTCTTCATCGGTCATGTCGCGCTCTTGTGCAGCGGCGATATCGGTCAGGGCACGGGCGTCCTTGACCAGGGTGGCTTTGCGAGCTTGAAGCTCGCGCAATTGCTTACTCATTGGTGTTGCTCCAGAAATGAAAAAACCGCCCAGGCAACAAGCACAGGGCGGCGGTTTGAGGCGCGACCAACGGGTCGCAGACGTGAAACAGGCCTCTACGGAGGCCTGCAAATTTGAAATATCAGGGTTGTGCTGACGTGGTCAAGTTGGCTTGACCAGGTCTTTGACAGTTGCCAGTGGCAGGTACAAAAACAGTGGGTTATCCACAGTGGCACGGAACCCGTGGTGCGCATAGAACTCGGCAGCGATTTCATTCTTGGCATCAACCACAAACGCGTAGGCAGCAATCTCTGCCGTTACTGCCCGGCGCAAGGCATCGGCGAGCAGGGCCGCCCCCAAACCCTTACCCTTGAAATCCTGATCCACAGCCAGACGCCCCATGCGAACAGCAGGCACATTGGGGTACCTGGGCAGTTTCTTGGCCAAGCTCTCAGCAAGGTCTGTCAAAAAGATGCTGGCCGAGGCCAGCGTGTAATAACCCGCCACCCGGCCACTGGTATCCAGTGCCGTGAAACACGCAGTCACACGACGCTTGATGTCCTGACTGACCTGGGTTTTGAAGTACCTGTCCAGCGGCTCAACGCCACACTCGAATCCCGAGCGGTCTGTGTCGAGATCGAGTGGGACAACCGAAAACGGGCTCGCCATCAAGCCGCCAGCAGCTTGTTGGCCTTGGTGAATGCGCGCTTAAGCGCGGCATTGGGTTTGGCAGGAGAGATCAGGGCTTTAGCAAAAGCCTCTTGATCTGCCATGCTCATGCGCACTTGATCAGCCTGCTCGATGGCTTGAGAAGCTGCAGACTGCAAGGCATGGACCACAAAATCGGTCATGGTTCGGCCTTGAATTTCGGCCGCACGCTTGACGACCACGTGCAGGTCATGACTGATCCGAGCCTCCAGCCTTGCAGACTGAGGCTTCAGTGAGCGAGAGGTGGCAACAGCGGCTCTGGCAGTCATGACGGTTCTCCTGAAGTTCACGCAAATTGTACGGCAATTTGCCGGAACAAAGCAAGCCAGAAGGATTATCCAAGCAAGGCCAGTGCATTGCGCGCCTGACCAAGACGGGAAGCACTTTTGGGCTTCACTGGGAGGGCCGCCTTTTGCATGCGAGCGAGCACATCGTCGAAGGTGGCAATGCCGTCCACCATCTTGGCTGCCAAAGCAGCGTCTGCGCCCAGCACCCGGCCCTCGCCCATGCCGTCACGCACATCGGCAACCGAGACGCCTCGGCCCTTGGCCACAGCTTTGATGAAGGCGTTGTAGTAATCGTCCACGCGGGACTGCATAAAGGCCTGGGCCTCAGGATCCAGCGGCACATAAGGGTTGCCCTCGACCTTGAACTTGCCTGCCGAAATCAGGGTGGGTTTGACCCCCTCCTCTTCCAGCGCCTTCGAGTAATCAAAGTGAGCCTGCCAGACACCGATTGAGCCCACCTCGCCACCCGGGGTGACATAGAACTCACCGGCCGAGCAACCGATCCAATAGGCGGCCGAGGCGGCCAGGCTATTGGCCACGGCCACCACGGGCTTTTGGGCCCGGGCTTTGACAATCTCGGCGGCCAGCTCGGCCACGCCGTAGACGCTGCCGCCGGGGCTGTCGATGTCAATCAGGATCTGGCCCACAGTGTCATCAGCCAGGACTTGGCGCAAAGCGCCTGTGAATTTCTGGGTGCTGGTACTACCCGGCCCCGAGATGTCATCGACCATGTTGCCGCGCTGCGTGACCACCCCATACAGGGGCAGGACAGCGATGCCAGCTCCGGCATTAGCTGCAGCGAACTGTTTGCGCGTGTCGCGCAGAACTCGGTCCGCATTCAACTGAAACAGGGTCTCTTCGCTCGGCGGCTCATCCGAGGACCAGCGGGTGAGTACGGCAGTCATGGCCTGCAAACGCTCGGGCATGAGCGCCCAAGGGGTGGTCAGAAATTCAGAGACAAGAAGGTGTTTGTTCATGTGGAGTTTCCAAGTTGGATCAGCGCCTTGAGCAGCACTGGTTCATCGGTAGAGGGTTGTGCGACGGCCCAGGCACGAACCTCGAGCTCTTGCAAGCCCAGAGCCTGGGCGATCAGAGCGATTTCCTGAGCGTCCAGACTGCCCTTCTTGCTGATGCGCCGGGCAAGGCGCTGGGCGTTGGCTTCAATGAGCTTGCGCAGACGGAGGTCTTGTTCCTGACGCTGACGCATTCCGACGGATGCGTCTTCGTCAGATGCGTCGGATTCGTCAGTCGCCTGGTTTTCGGATTCTTGCTCCTCGGCGTCTTCCTCCTCGACCATGTTCAGAGGCCTGAGTGGTTGATCGAGCCCTTTGATCGGGTTGAGGTTCTCAGCGATCCGGGCCTCGTTGCGGGTGAGCCAGCCGTTTTGAATCCCGCTTTGGTAGTAGGCCGAGCGACTGGCCGCGTCACCGCGCATCAGGTTGGCGAAGTCGAATTCGATTTCCAGCTCATCGCCGTCCAGCATCAGGTCCGCTTCGATCGAAGCCTCCCAGCGCTCGGCCCAGGGCGTCATGGTGTGCATGACGAACTCCAGGCTTTGCTGCTCGATGTTCGAGAATGTCGCCCGGTCGAGGTCCGCGATCATGTGTGGCGGCACTCGAAACAGGCGGGCGATGTCCGTGATCTGAAACTTGCGCAGCTCCAGGAACTGGGCGTCCTTGTTCGTGACGCCCACCTCATGAAACTTCATGCCGTTTTCCAGCACCAGCACCTTGCCCCGGTTCGCTCCAGACTGGGCGGCCTGGTAGGACTCCCGGAATACCCGCTTGGCCTCGGCATCCTTGAAGTTGCCCGGGAACTCGATCCAGCCCCCTGTGGGTTTGGCATCGTTGTTGAAGAACCGGGCGCCATAGTCCTGCGCGGCTAAGGCCATGCCCAGGCTCTCACGAGAAAGCTCGATGGGACTCAGGCCCAGCAAGCCGTCCGAGGACAGGCCCCGCAGGTGCCAAACCTCGCCACGAGGCAGGACCAGATCGTGACCCGTCTGGTTCTGAATCCGGTATCGGTAGTCACCTTCAGTGAGCAGCTCCATTCGCACCCGGTCCGGATGGATGGGAATCAGCTCGGTGATCTCGCCCCGGCCGTTGGCCAGAATTTGGCAGAAGGCGTTACCACGCAGGGCCAGGTGCCCCTGCAGCATCTCGCGCCACTCGAACGGGTTCTGGTACCGATTGGGCTTCTTGCCCAGCAACCGGTAGAGCCAGTGGTCCGTCACCCGGTCCTTGCCGCCATCTGCTCGAGCGCGGTAGACCACCAGTGGCAGCGAGGCCATGGTCTCAGACAGGATGCGCACACAGGCATAGACCGCTGCCAGGCGCATGGCCGAATCGGCCGAGACGCGCATACCCGAGACGCTGCGCACCGATACAGGCTCAAAAAAGAAATCGCCCCATGGGGAGCGATCACTTGTGGAAGCTTTAAATCGGTCAAAGAAGTTGAAGATTCCCATCGGTAGTGTCAGAAAACGCGCCTGCCGTCTCGTTAGAGCAGCATCAGCTCGTAGTCGGATCCCAGCACCACCGATTCCCCCGGTTTAATCGCCCGTGAGAGGGCCATGATCAGTGCCACGATGCCGTCGATCTTGTTTTCTGCTCGCTCCTTGCGCGGGTAAATGTTGTCTTTGACGTCCGTGTGGGCCACCACGTTGCTGGCCATCCAGGCCAATACCGGGTCGCCGTCATGGACGAGCTTCTTTTGCAGGACCAGGGCTTCAAGCGTCTTCATCGGTTCGCTGAAATTGAGCACCGTGGGACGCACTTCGATCATGGGCAGGCCTTCGGAGAGCATCCGGGTGGACAGCTGTGTGGCCTGAAACGGATCGAAAGCAACGGCCTCCACCGAAAACCGGGACGCGATGTCCAGCAGATCGGCCTCGATCCAGCTGAAGTCGATCACGTTGCCTGGCGTCACAGACAGGCGTCCGGTGTGCGCCCAGCCCTCGTACTGGCTGTTGCCCGCAGCCTGGACAGTGTCTTCGGGCAGGTAGTACTTGCCAAACACGGCATATGCGTCGGGTTTGTCGGGATGCTGGAACACCATGACAAGCGCCGCAATGTCCGTCTTGCTGGCCAGGTCCAGGCCCACCCAACAGGGCTGGCCCAAGAACTGGTCCAGCTCCAGATCCGGGTTGGTGCCCGCGTCCCAGGCCCGCATGTCCATCCAGGCCTTGTCCGCGCTCACCCACTCATTGAGGTGCTTGGTCTTGAAGTTGTTAACCGCGCTGGGCAACTGCATGGCCTTGGCCTGCAGAGGCACCAGGATCTCTTCGCGCACCGAGATGCCCCAGTTGGGGTTGGCCTTGATGAGGGAGTCCTTGATCGTCCAGTCGTCCCCTTCATCGAGGCCGTAAATGATCCCGAATTGAGAGTCGTCTTCGAACACTCGGTTTAGCAGCTTAGTGACAAAGCTCCTAACCTCGTAACAAATTCCTGAGCGGTTGCTGCCAGCCGTGGTGATCACCCAAAGCAGCGAGTTGTCCCGCTTGCCGGTGCCAGTCTCCACCACGTCATAGACCGTTCGGGTCTTGTGGGCGTGCAGCTCGTCAATGCATCCGAAATGGATGTTCAGGCCGTCAAGAGTCGAACCCTCAGCTGAGAGCGCCTCGAACTTGGAGCCCGTCTGGAGCACATGCATGTTGTGAGCACCGACGTTCACCGCGAACCGGTTCCTGAAGCCCGGGCTCAGGCGCGCCATGGTCTGGGCATCGCCAAAGACGATGCGAGCCTGATCGCGGGTGGTGGCCAGCGAGTACACCTCAGCGCCGCCCTCACGGTCGGCCGCCAGCATGTACAGCCCCACCGCCGATGACAGCGTTGACTTGGCATTGCCCCTTGGCACCTCGATGTACGAGCGCCTGAAACGGCGCTTGCCGTCCGATTTGACCCATCCGAATACCGTGGACAGGATGAACACCTGCCAAGGCTCCAGAACAATCATCCGGCTGGCCAGTGGTCCTTTGACGTGAGGCAGGCGCTCAATGAAAGCGCACAGGTTGTCGGCTGGTCTGTAAGGCCTGCCGAAGCGATCGAGCAGCTCCGGGTTGAACTGGTAAATGCTGCTCTTGCGTTTGAAGCGGATCAGGTCATCGAGCTGGCGTTTGCAGGCTTTCTGAACCCACTCGCAGGTCAGGATCTCTCCTGATACGACGCGCTGTGCATATTGTTTGGCGCTCGCGGCATATCCACTCATCGCTTGCTCTCGGTCTTACCCAACAATGTCCTCCCAAAGATCGAGCTCTTCGCCCGGTCGCTCGTTTGGAATGGAGATGCGCGAGCGAGACGCTGGAGTGAACCCCATCTCGATCGCAGCTTTGGTCATGATCTGGGCCTGCTTGTTAGCAATGGCCAGGTACGGCGACTGCATGGGCACTCCGCTGTGGGGCGCCTTCACCAAGAGTCCCGTTTTGCCTATACCCGCCTGTGCCTGTCGGTACAGGTCCGCCGCGCAGGCCCAGATTTCCAGCACGGACATGTCCAGCTTGCGAATCAGCGTGGGCGGCGCACATTCAAGCGCGTAGCGCCAGGCAGCCTTGGCACCCTCAGGCATGTAGTCCGGGGGCTCGACCAGCAAGCCCTCTGGGATGGGCTCGTGGTAGTTGGTCCGGCATGGCTGCAAGGTCCCCTTGATCTGCTTGACTTGAGTCGGCAGTGGCTTGCGTCCGCCCATAAATCACCCGCTTGGTTTGATGTTCATCTGATGCACGGCCTTTGCTGCGCAGGTTTGAGGGATACCCCCCCTTGTTCAATTTGCACGCACAAAAATTTGCGCAAGCCCACGCATCTTGGGCGCCAGTCTGTAGAGATTCAGACCCCCTACCCCCTCAGGACGGGGCCTGGTTGCGCAGGGATGCCGTCTCTGAGGCGGTCTTGGCGTTGTGACAGGGCACGCACAGGCTCTGCAGGTTCGCTCGCTCAAAGCGCTCACCGCCTTGCTTGACCGGAACGATGTGATCAACAACCTTGGCTGGCTGAAGCACGCCCTTGGCCTGACACCTGCAGCAAAGCGGGTTATCCCGTAACACCGCTGCACGTGTGTTGCGCCACCTGGCCGATTGATAGAAGCCCAGTTCAGTGTCGAACCCACGCCGCGCACGCCCGTACTCACGGTGCACTTGGGGCTGGTGATTGGCGCAGTACCCGGGCACGTTCAGCACCTGAGCACAACCCGGATATCTGCATGGAGTGGGCGCACTTCGCGGCATCGCAATCGGCTTTCAAGAATTAAGCGACAGCTTCAAAAATTGACTTGGCTTCATCTTGATTCAGAGCGTCAATCCATCACATTGGATTAACGAAAGGAATCACCCAATGAAACAAATCAAAGACCTGAACAAGCTGCTGGAGCAGATCGCCAAAGAGCACTTGTTCATCGAAACGCTGGAGACCCAGCACCGCGATCGCCTGGACTTTCACGACGTCGCAGTCTGGTCCATCAAGGGCGCACTGGAGGCTGCTTACGCCGCAGGGATCGAAGCAGCAAAAAACACATCAACAACATCGAAAGGCAAACAATGAAACTCACGGACACCCAACGCGCGCTGCTTGAAGCCGCTGCCAAGCATCCTCAAAAGAAACTGACCAACTTCCCCGACACCCTTAAGGGTGGTGCACGCATCAAGGTGCTCACGGCCATGCGCAACGCACAACTGATTGAGGCCAGCGCGTCAGAGCCCGAGGTGTACGTGGCCACAGCCACAGGGTTGCAAGAGATCGGCATCACCACTCAGCAATCACGCACTACACGTGAAGGCACCAAGCAGGCCGTGCTGATCGAGTTGCTCAGCCGAGCCGAGGGCGCCACGCTGCCGCAGATGACCGAGGCCACAGGCTGGCAGGTTCACACCGTGCGCGGCGCAATGGCAGGCGCACTCAAAAAGAAGCTGGGGCTAGAAATCACCTCAGAGAAGCAGACCGGCACAGACCGCGTCTACCGAATCACCACCACAACCGTTTGAGGACCTCATGAACCCCATCACTATCACCATCGAATCCAAGCCCACGACCATCAACTTCGATGGCCGCGAATTGCAGGTTCAAAAGCTCAGCATCCCGCTGCCCTTTGGCCGTAAGCCTACAGACATCTCCGACATTGCCGCTTGCGGCGTCGAGGCGGTCTACGTGACCGAGATCCGGGAGATGGACCCCGAAGAATTTGATGGCTTCAAATTGAACCTGGGCAAGTCTCGCGACTGGCTCAAGGGCAAGGGAGGCGATTACTGGGATGGCCGGTTGTGCGTGATGGTGCGCGCACCTGGTCGCCCCTACTTGTTCATCGATCCATCCGGAGGAGACTGCGTTCGCTACCTCGCGCGTCTGGGCTGATCAGTCACAAATAAGCAACTGATCAGAAAGATTGGATGAATCGCTTTACTTTTCACGCAGGTAGAGCGTTCATACAGTCATCGCAACAAGGAGAACCAAATGACAGCCATCAACACCACAACGCAAGGCGAAAACAACTACGCCCGCTTCATCGCCGAGCTGACCGCCCTCACCCGCAAGTACGGAGTGGCCATCCAGTCGGTCGGGGGCGTGTACCTGGCCGATGAACAAGGTGAATTTAAAAAGCTCACCTACAACGCCGACATCACGAGTGGCGACCTGTACCCGAATTTCCAGGGCGACTGAACAGTCACAGGACAGCCTGGATCAAAATTCAGTCAGTGAATTGCCCCGCCACGGACCAGCTCACGCAAAGCCTTGTCCGGGAAAACGGCACCTTTGTAGAGAGGGCCACAGGGTGTACCGGCCAACTTAAGAGACAACGCGACCGGATCGACAGTTCCATCCTGATCACGATACCCCTCTGCCAGGTACACAAACTCGTTCATCACGCCCAGCACGCTTCGGTTGGCAGTCTTGGCATAGACCACCTCACTCATGCCACTGATTTCTGAATCAATGAATTGGGCTGGCATGTCCAGCGCTCGAAGAACATCACGCAGTGCTCTCGGGAATCTCTGCGCAAGCGTTGCAGCTGGCGCCAAGGGCAACAGCACAGGCAAAAGCGTTCGCTCATTGACCACAAGTGCCATTTGAGGTTTCCAAAACAGCGCCGTGGCATACCAGCTGCCAAGACGAGTTGATCCGTGCCGAGGAGTTTGAACCTCTGGTTTGATGCGATCGAGAAGCTTCTTGGTGCAGTGAAGATTGAACATGCCGGTCTGAGGTCATGGTTTGAGAAAGCCGATGGCTTGGAATTTCCCATGATTTTGACGCAAGCAGATGTTGCCCACCGTCATTGGACAGCTGAATCAGGAAGCGCCTTTTCGCCTGCCTCAGAAAACTTCAAGCCATCGTCCTCGCGCACCGCCTGCTGGCCGGTGTAGTCCTCCCAGCGTTTAATGATCACGTCCACGAACTTGGGATCGAGCTCAATGAGGCGGGCCTGACGCCCGGTCTTCTCACTGGCGATCAGGGTGGTGCCCGAACCTCCAAACAGGTCGAGCACGATGTCCCGGCTCTTCGAGGAATTCTTGATGGCCCGCTCGACCAGCTCGACCGGCTTCATGGTCGGGTGCAGGTCATTGACTCGGGGTTTGTTGTAGTTCCAGATGTCTGACTGATCGCGATCACCGCACCAGAAGTGGTCCGTGCCCTGTTTCCATCCATACAAGATGGGCTCGTACTGGCGCTGGTAATCCGCGCGCCCAAGCGTGAAAGTGTTCTTGGCCCAGATGATGAACGTTGACCACTTGCCTCCTGCCTTGATCCAGGCCTTTTGCAGGGTGTGCAGCTCGGACGAGCTCATGCACACGTAGCAAGCACCCTTGGTGACCAGAAGCAGGTTCAAGCAGGCGTCGTAGAGGAACTGGAAGAACCCCTCACCCAGATCGTCGTTCATGATGCGCCGGTCTTTGCCGCGCATCTTGTCCTTGGCACTGTTGCCGTAGTCCACGTTGTAAGGCGGATCGGTGAAGGCCATGTCGGCCAATTGGCCACCCATGAGGCGCTCCACATCCGACAGGATCGTTGAGTCGCCACAAAGGAGGCGGTGGTTGCCGAGAATCCACAAGTCCCCAGGTCTGGAAACAGGATCTACTGGTGCTTCTGGGATTGCGTCAT